GCACGTTCATCAACCTGTGCTGCTGACAACTGAGTGGCTACATAGTTAGACCATGCTGTCAAAGTACTAAACAACTCACTAAGTTCTTCACTGTCGAGGTGTGTTAATTCTTTTGGCATATTTGGAAAAGCGTCTTGTTTTGGAGCGTAGGTAAACCCTTGCTCTAGCAACGTGTCTACGGCTTCTTGAGATGCTGGACCGAGTTTAAGCGTCATTATCTACTCCAAATTGTTCGCAGGACTTACAGTTTAACCCAGGCTTGTTGCTGCACTCTGGTGGCACGCCGTTAGTAACGGCAGTTACAACTTCTTTAGCGTTACCAAAAATGTCCGCAACTAATTCGAAATCTGCTTTAACAAGGAACTCCTTATAGTCTTGGTCAGCCTTTAGTTCATACAGAAACACAATCTCATTAACAGGTTCACCCATACGCTTCATCAACTCAAGGTAAATCTGCCCTTGCATCAAGTGAGTTCTGAAAGGTCGACGGATACTTCTCCACGCCTTAGTCAAATCACCGTCTGCTTTAGCAATCAATTCTGGGGCTTCAAAGCGAAGGGTTCCTGTTCCAATTGATTTAATCTCAATCAAACAGTCAGCACCAATTCCTTTAATCCACCCATCAGCATGACCAGCAATACGTAGTTCATCATCTACTAAAGGTATTTCCCTGTACTCAAGGAAATATGCACGAGCATCACACAACCCGCATTTAACTGGAGAAGTAGCGAAAAAAGTTCCACCACAGATATGGCATTGCCATTTTCCATGGAGAGTGCCCATTTCTCTAAACCAGTTCTGCCATTTAGCATGGATGCTGTGCCCCTCATCAAAGATGGACTGCAAGCGTAGGTTTGGCTTATCTTTCTTTACAGTGACTCCAGTTAGAGCAAAGTACGATGCTCGCAAGCACCAATCTGACTTTGCCATTTCTGATGGATGCAAAACATCGGTACGACGTTCTTCTGCTGGCTTTGCCATCAGGTGTCGTTCAATATCGCCAATCAGACGTGGGTTCGTCTTCTTTGCTTCTAAAAACCGTTTGAGTTCACTGCTCATCCCAATCGTCCAATCCCATGATGTATTGCTCTAATGTCATCTTCTTTTTATAACTCTTTTTCCACTTTCGAACCAAAGCGTTACGTTCACGATGTGACATACCGCCCCAGATTCCATGTGGCTCTTCTCTTTCTACCGCATCCCACAGACAATTAAGTCTTGCAGGGCACGGGTTCTTACCGTTCTCTCCAAAGCAATACGACTTTGCTTCATCAGCAATTACCTTGTAAAGGTCTTTATCACGGGGAGGATAAAAGATGTCGGTGTCGGCAACGCCTTTGCACCGTGCTTTATACCTCCACGCATAGGTAGGTTCATCCATTCACGATTCCTGTTCATAAGTTCTCTCTCATTTCTAGGTAATCGTCTTCAAGGAGAACCACGTAGTTCTCCCCATCTAGATGTAAACCAAGTACGGGTATTCGGCTATCTAAGATTGCCTCTCTCACTATCTTCTTTAAGACCTCTGACTTAATAGTGACTTGCTTCTTGCCAGTCCACTTATGTTCAATCAGTAAATCCTTTGAACGTACATCTCCCTTTCGAGACCAAAAGGCTCCAGAAGCAGCAGTACGAGAACCATCAACCTTTTTGGCTATACGTTCTTCGTGCTTGCGTGATTGCTTCTGACCTTCTGATTTCATTTGTCTGGTGCTTCAAACATGTGGCTCTTGGTTTCGCCAAGAACAGCAATGGTTGATGCAACGGTCTCAGTTATGTCCATAACAATGACCATTAAATCTTCAGGATGACCAGTCTCGTGGATGTTGCGACCTGTAAACATCGAGTCTTTGCTACGCACAACTTTGTCTACAATCCCTAAGAACTGGTCCATAGAAAGAAACCAATTTGGTCCTTCACCCAAGGTCAATCACCTTCTTTCGTAACTCTTCCATGAGGTCGATTTCCTCACGAATGCTTGCGATGACAGACTCTGTACCCTGCCATTTACGCTCACCATAGTAGTACCAACCACCCTTACGTTCAATGATGCCATGCAGAACTGACATGGCTGCAATTTCTTTGGCAAAGTCGTATTCGCCTGGTTCACAAGAACCGCCTTTGTCAAAGTAAAAGTCAAAGAAAGCCACTCTCTGTGGGGGTGCAGTCTTGTTCTTTAGGGTACGAATCTTGATGGTTTGCCCAACACGTTTCTTATCGTTACCAGTTCCAGCCTCAATCCATTCGTCACGACGAACTTCAGAGCGAGTAAAGAAAGCGTAGTTCTTTCCTTCTCCTCCAGGAGTTGTACGAGGGTCGCCGTGCATTACGCCAATCTTCATACGGTATTGGTTAATGACCAGTCCTAGTACAGGACGCTCATCTTCTACCAAACTTCTTTTGATTGCTGAACCCACCACTCTAAAGAACTTGTTGGTCAACAAGGCTCCACGTCCAACGGTCATCTCGTCCATGTTCTTTTCCATTTCTGGAGATGGGGACAAGGCTGGCAATGAGTCAATGACGATTGCATCTACGGCTTTTGACTCTGCAAAAGCAATTACAGCATCGTATGCCTCTTCCATGATGTTGGTTTCAATGACGATAACCTTGCTGGTATCAACACCGCACATCTCTGCGTATTCTGGAACCCACTGCTCTGCAGCAACCCACACAGTTGTGTGGTCTGGGTTTAACTTCTGATTAGCAGCAATCGTCTTTAGGGCAACTGCTGTTTTTCCGTGGGAAGACTCTCCGATTAACTCATTCCATTGGTTGCCAGGGAATCCCCCACCTAACACAAAGTCAAAAGTTGTTGACCCTGAAGTAATTCGAGGGATGAGGTCTTCTCTAATGTCCGAAGCAACAACTACTACGTTGTCTCCAAACCTTTTGTTTAGGAGTGCTGCAACTTTCTTTGCTTCATCATTAATCATCCGTCTATTCTTCCTATGATTCCTTGAGGATTCCAATTGCTAGTGGAATCATTTCCTATTGAAGACTTAGTACTTCCTTCAACTTTTGCTCCTGTTAATGCTCCGTACTTACTTCCTGATTGTGAAAGTGGATACCCACAGTCGTAGCAACGAGATGCTGCGTTTTGAACTGCCATGTAGTTAGCAGACCCACACTCAGGACAAGAATCAATCTGCTTTGCACTCTGCGCTTTTGTCTCAGGTGCTTGAGGCTGTGGAGGTGTGTACCGAGTCATTGGCTGTTGAGATGGGGGCATGGGAGGTGACACATCCCTGCGAGGTTGTGGGGCGTTATTCTGTAACTTCTTTGCCCACCAATCAGCGTTTGACATTTGGTCTCCTTGGTCCGACTGTTAGTAATCCTATATCAACCATCTGTGCAATGCACCCAACGACAGCAGCGAGTGTCATGTCTTGGTTTCTAGACTGGTACAACTCCCAAAACTCATCTGGAACCTCTACATCTTTGCCTATGGCTTTGGCTTTTTCTAGTTCTGCCATTGCTTTTGAGATTGAGTAGGTTTGTGTCAAGATGAGGGGGATAAGGTGCTCAATCTTCTGCACACGCTTATCACTATCCTGTTGTTCCATCTCAGCAACTTCATCGCTCACTGCAGTAGTGCCAGCAATAACGCTTAACGAGAAAGCATCTTGAAGTTGAGAGTCAAGAAATAACCCTCGAACTCTGTACATAACTTCTGCAGCAAATCTATCTGCGTCAAACTCAAACTTCTTTTTACGCTTAAACCAACTCATTTTGCTTCTCCCCATTTCTGGACAATGTGTGTGTCAGCAATCAACGGGACAAGCATGTCTGGAAGTTTTACGCCTTCCATAGATTCTCGAATTGCTGCAGCCGTTTCATCGGCTAAGTGGTCTGGTGCAATTGTCACTAGTTCGTCATGTACAGTCAAGAGTACGTTGACGGTTGGCTCATTAACAAAGCAAGAATGGGCTCTTACCATTGCTAGTTTAATAAGGTCGGCAGCAGAACCTTGGATTACCGTGTTAAAGGCTTGTCGTTCTGCACGGGACTTTGGTCCAATGTCTGGACTGGTCAACTCAGGGATATACCTGCGTCTTCCAAGAACTGTCGAGACATACGGTAAAGGACGCTGTTGACGTGCAATACGGATAACTCGATTTCGATAGTTATTGATGGAAGCAAACTTGTCATTAAACAAATCCATCAACTGGTGTGCTTCTTTAACGGTACAACCAATTTGGTCTGCAATCTTCTCAGGACCAACGCAGTAAGCAATTGCAAGCACCAAGACTTTTCCAGCACGACGATTAACTCCCATACGGTCACCAATCGTGGTGTAGATGTCTCCTCCCTCAAGGTAGTTCTTGATGAATGCGGGGTCTTGAGAAAATGAAGCGATAATACGTGGCTCAATCTGCGAATAGTCAGCCACGATTAACTTGTGTCCTGGAGGTGCGATAAAGAGATTACGGATTAACTTTCCGTACTCTCCTTGCGATGGGATGTTCTGTAGATTTGGTTCGCTACTAGAGAATCGACCAGTCTCTGCACCATAGGATTTAAAATTTGTGTGGACTTTTCCATTTACTAAAAGACTTTGACGGTTAACCATCTTTGATTTACCACCAGTAGTTCTCTTAACCTCTCCACCTGCGTACGGAGTTACATACGTTGTCATCAACTTATTCAAGTCTTGATAACGCATAATGGCTCCTACCAATGGGTCTTTTTCACGGTAGTAATCCAAGGCTTCAGAACTTACAGAGTAATGCTGAATCTGAACCTCTTCGCCCTTCTTCATGGCTTCTAACCCTTTTGGAGTTAGGGCAATCTTGATAGTTTTATTTGGGCGAATTCCTCGACCACCCTCAGACTTAGGGGTAAAAAGAATCTTCTGCTTCTCAGGGATTGAGTTCATGTGAAACTCTTTTCCTGCAATCTTATACGCCTCTGCTGAAACTGCTACAAGGTCTTTTTCAATCTTGTTCTTTAAGCGGTCAAGTTCTTCTGTGTCGATAAATGCGCCTGTAGTCTCCATATCTGCCAAGACAAGAAGCAAGTCCATCTCTAATCGCCATACAGTCGTCATTCCACGTTCTTTTAGTCGAACGTTGTAAATCTTGTATAACTCCCACGTTGATTCGGCATCAATACCTGCATACTTTGCGACATCACTAAATGCGTGTTTTTCTACAGCGTGACCAATTCCTTTGACGACAACCTTGCCTAGTTCACGTTTTGCACAGTCGTCAAGACCAAGCATGTTTTTTGTTCGGTTATCTAGAATGAATGCTGCGACTAACGTATCAAAGTATGGTTTAGTGGGTACGACTCCTCGATAGTACTTAGCAACTGCTTTGAGGTCAAACTTAATGTTGTGTCCGACTTTGACGGAGTTACCAAACAATAAAGGCTTGAGTGCTTTAAACACATCCCCTGGGAGGAGTTGGTCGGGAGCAGTATCGAAAACTGGTGTCCAACTATCTTCCCTTTTAGAATAATCCTGTTCACGTATCTCTTTCCCCTCTTCTAAACGTTTTTGTCCTGATGCAAGTAACGGTTTTTCCCAACGAATAAATTCACCATTGGGGTGACCCATAGGGATAACGTCAACACGTCCTTCTGTCGCAAACGCAATCCATGTAACTTTGTTAAGCATCGGGTGTACTCGTGCAAAGTCATCGTCGCCAACAGTTTCAACGTCAAATGCAAATGCGGGTTGTTGTTTGTAATGCTCAACAAATTCTTCAAGTTGCTCTTTTGTTGTAATGATATTCATTGTGCTCCTAAAGTGGGGTGGCGAGGGGCTTGGGAAATAAGGATAAAAACCAAGCCCCTCACCTAGATGGGACAGTTACTTTGACGGACTAAGCAACCGAACGAGCAATTTCGAGCAATTCGGAACGAGGTGTATCCCAAATTACATCGGGCGTGAAGGGGGTCGCCTTTGCTACAAGTTCCTCAACCTGAGCAGGGTCAAGGTCCCAATCCTCTGCCAAGTCAGTTGGACGAACACGCTCTAATGAGTATGTGGTCTGAGGACCTGTACCCATACGTGCAATTGAATAGTAAAACTTATTCAACGGACCACGCTTGGTGTCTTCGTGTGCTGCCTTGATTTGACGGAACAGGGTAGGAGGTGCAGTAAGAATCATCGTCTTTGGTTCTTCCCCACTCAAGACAAGAACTGTAAACGCAAACTTACCTCGTGGCTTATCTCCAAGGATGTCGCATAGTGGGCAACCATCCTCATCAGAATCAGCGATGCAAACGAATGAACGCTTGCCTGAAGAACGGTCAATCCAATGCTGTTCGTAGGCACGGAAAGGTCCGTCACCAATGAACTTGATTAGTTGTGACTCTTCAGAGAATTTGAAGTCATTTGGATACTCACCGTCTTTGACAGTTGACTTCAGGATTTTTGAGGCTGCATCCCATCCAGACTGAACGGTTGTGCCTACTTTAGGTGTTGCATTTTCGTCGTCTGCATCCAAATATGAATCTGCATTGACGTTAGGTGCTGAGATTGACATGTTTCTTCTTTCGGTAATGAGGCTTTCGCTCTCGGTTGGTAGTGAGGTCTATTGACTCTCGTTAGCAACGGACTCCTTCCAACGCGAAACAATCGCATCGGTTAGGTCTGTGTGCTGAGACCATTCTACACGAGCAGTGCCCAAAAGACCTCTTCTTGAGAACTCTTCGATAGCAATTTCTATCAGTGCTCTTGTGTAGACGCGGTTTCCGCTTACTTTCTGACCGTTTAAGGTTTTGGAACGTAAGCGATAAGGGGCTCTTGGTAGATACCCTTTCTTTTCCCACGAACGGATACTGATGATGCTCTTTTCAAGAGCCTTCGCCATAGACCCAATCGTGAAAACCTCTGTTTCTTTTCCGCCTAATGTTTTAACAATTGGGTTTGCATCCCAAGAGTCTTCTTCAATTACACGGCGTTTTTTTGCCGTAGGTGAATCGTTCCTGCGCTTTTGCTTTGACCCTGGCTTGTATTCAAGGTCGGCAAATGCAGCAAGAATCTCATCATCGCCACGTAGTCCTGCCATTGTTACTCAGACGCAATCGCAATCGCTTGCTTCAATGCTTTTGCCCAAATCTCATACTCAATTGCTTTATCGGTATTGCCTTTTTTCAAAGCATTGATGATGAGTTCAAGATGAGCAACATACTCTGCGGTTAAATCAGCAACAATCTTGTTGCGAACGTTTGACCCTGTTGGGAATGGCGTAACCTTTGGCTCTTCAACAGAAGAAGCAACTGCTTTTGGTTTTGGGTTTGGTTCCCATTGCTTTGAGTGTTCTAGAGATGCCATGATTACTTCTTACTCAATGTAAGTGCCCAAACAATTTTTGCTGGGAACATCTCATCGACTTCTTCTTCAGTTAATGTGCCGTCATAAAGAGCAGCCATTAGTTCATCCTCGTCAACAACCTCAACAGTTTTGATAAGGCGGTCTCTTAAACCTTTTTCCTCAATGAGAGTCATTGCAACGCCCTCATCAATTTTGCGTGATACACGCTTTTGCTTTTGAAGGCTAAGGTAATCATCAACTGCTTCTGGAAGTTCTAACCAGATGTTGCCCTTGTCATCTTCAAAACCCTGCTCATCAATATGTAAGAAG